TATATAATTTTGCATCATCTGTTTTTACCGCAATTTCTCCTGTAACTATGTCAGAAGCCAAAGGTTTTGTTGTTCCTCTTTTATTTCGGATTACGTTTGCCATTGGCGTTTATCTCCTAAAATTTAAAATGTACCGCCATCTACAACGTAACCACTTGTTGTACCATCAGAAATAAAACTGATCATGTCTGACAAGGCAACCTGTTTCATTACCCCTGCATCATTACATACAAATCTATCTGCTTGAGCAAGAGTTGTTGATGTTGCAGACGTACCACCATCCATAATGTTCAACTCGGATGTTGTAACCGTAGCTCCATCTAAAATTCCTATTTCTGAAGAAGTTAATGCAGCTAAAGCCGCTGACCCTCCAGATTGGCAACCAGATAAATTATCTAAATCAGCGTCATATGCTTGAACATTAGTTCCAATTGCTAATCCTAATGCTGTTCTTGCTGCACTTGCACTTGTAGCTCCCGTTCCACCATCAGATACAGCTAAAGTTCCTGTGATAGAACTAGCAGAAAGATCAACAGCTAATTCAGTTGATTCAATTACAAGACCACCATTAGCTTTTAAATCAACGCTTAATTCATTACCAGTTTTATCAAGCCCATCTCCAGCAGTCATAGCTCCACCACCACTGAATTGTGTATAAGCTAGGTTATTAGTGCCGACAACAGCAGATCCTTTGTCAGAACTACAAACAAAACCCTGATCGGCATTTGTAGATCCTTGTTCAACAAAGGTGAACATTCCAGCCGCATCGACACCAGCAGCTAAATCATCTGTTCTTACCCATGTACTTGCCTTACAAAGATACAGTCCGTTCTGACTTGCTGTACTTTGGTTCTTAACTAAAACTCTTTCATCAGCAGAAACCGCAACACCATCAATAGTTTGCGTTCCAGAAAGTGTAATATTTGCAGTAGTAGCAACTTTAACACTATCTTTAATATCTAATCCTTGACTAACACCATCTACATATCCCTTAGTCGCAAAATGAGCATCGGCTGTAGGCGTAACTCCTGTCACTGGATTTGTTGCACTTGCTAATTGATCTACTCTATTTGTTTGAACTGCGGAATTGAAATTGCTAACCTTCGAGGCAGTTATGGAAGGAATATCCGAGGCAACGAGAGATCGAAATGTAGGTGCAGCAGCCGATCCACTCGTAGGGCCAGCTAAGATTGCATTTGCACTTCTTGTATCTGTCTTATTAAAAAACGCTCCAGAACCACCAACAGTGATGATTGAACTTGCAGATGGTGGGGTTGATCCATTATCACCAAAACCATAATATAATTTCAGATCCGCTTC